AGGCTAAAGCTAGATGTTTATTGTCCAAGTTACAAGCTTGGCGCAGAATATCATGGAATTCAACACTTTAAGTACACAGAAAGATTTCATGAATTTAAAGAAGACTTTTTGGAGAGTCAAAAAAGAGATGAAAGAAAACTTGAACTGTGTAAAGAGCAGGGAATTGCCTTAGTTGTATTTAGGTACGATGACAAACTTACCGAACAGGCAGTTTGCGATAGAATATTGTCAGTCCTAAAAACTTCAAGCTATACTATTAGTTCGAAGAATCAAAAAAGCATAACTCAAAATCCTTTTTATCAGCAGGCAAAAAAGAAAAATTCAGAAAAAAAGAAAAAGATTTATAGAAAACTAAAGGAAAAGAAAAAAAATGACAGAAACGGCAAGTGAACAGCTGCCCGAATACCCTCTTGAGTACCAGGTATTCGCCCTCGCCCTTAGAAACAAAGGCGCGATAGTATATTTTGATGCCAATCTTCCAGAGGAAGCCGTTGGCGCTGTCAGTGGTCAGTTGGGATTAAATGAATTCTACAGAGCTCTTCTTTCCTATCATAGATTAACAAAGTTAGATTTTGTAGATCCCATTGCATTCAAGGCATGGCTTGAGTCGGAGACTGATATCCATACCGCCCTAGGCGGGTCAATAGGGGTTGATACAGTCATAGATATTTTGAAATCTATTGAGGTCTCAACCGAAGAGTCTATATCTCAAGTACTAAAACACAGATGCAACAAGAAAAAGCAGCTAGATATACTGCAGGAGTTACAGATTTTACTTACTCAAAAGGGTGAAAAAACCACAAAAGAAATATCAAGAATTAATGAAATCACTGCAGAAATAAAAAGCTTAGAAAACGATTTAAACTTTAATGTTTTAGATAGTGTTATTACGGCAAAGGATATTTCTAATAGGGCAGAATCGCTTCTTGATATACCAAGCTTCCTTCCGACTCAATTTAAGGCTCTTAATAGGGCAATGGGGTACACTGATGAGGGAGGATTTTTTAGGGGATCTGTTCATGCAATTATCGCAGCGTCAGGTAAGGGTAAGAGCACATTTGCTAAATGTTTAATAAATCATTGGGCAGATACCGGATATAAAGTTTTATATATAAATTTTGAAGAAGCTGTTTCTCACTGGGAAAGAGTATTAATGACTCAAATTATAGAAAAAAATGTTTACGCAGAGGCGTCCAATTGGTCGGAATTAGAAAGATTAAATAACCTAGAAAAATTTCAGCTAAAATTAAAAGAATGGGGTGATCGATTTATGGTTAGGCATGATCCCGATACTCCATATTTTGAAGACTTGGAGAAGTGGTTAAGAAGTATTATGGGGCATGCCGAACTTATTCCAGACGCAATTGTGATAGATACCATACAATCAATGTTTACGAGATCAACTGGCAAGGGCAAGCCTAGGTGGGGCGAATTTGAGGAGATGATGGTTAGATTAGAAAAACTGGCCAGAGATATGGATTGTGTATTAATAATAACCGCTCAAGAAAATGCCAATAGAATGAAAGAAAGAAGAGAGGTTGTTCAGCAGTCGGACACTGGCGGTTCGCTATCGATACAACAGAAGTGTGCAGTAACAATTTTTATAACTGAAAAAAAACTTGTTAGCGGAGATGATTCAGAGGACGAAAATATCATGCAGCTGCAAATTCCAAAAAATAGAATAACAGGTTCTACCTATATTTACAACTCACCACTAGTCAAATATATTGATCAACACAAAAAATACGTGGATTATGAACCAATAACAGAAGAGTCCTACAGAAAAGTTGTAAACTCAAACAATATTGAAGAATTAATTTCAAGCATGACGGTAGTGTAGGAAAAGATATGATACAAATAACTACTCAAGAATTAAAAGATTTTCAAACATGCGCTAGGTTATATGATTATAGGTATAAGCAACAAATGTCAGAAACCATAGGGAGCAGAACACTAAACTCCGCAAAGTTTGAATCCACGATAAGAAGTATAGTTCATTATTTTTTCTACAAAAAACAAGCGGGAATAACTCCATCTTATATTTCTCTGCAAAATAGATGGGAAAAACTTTGGTTTCCAAAAAATTCCTCATCCCATGACATCATCTATGAGCAGCACGAGACGCTTCACGGAAATGCCGCTAGTCTAACTAGCAAAGCTCAAAATGTTTTGATGGAGTTGATTGAAAATTTTGGTGACCTAGAAATAATTCCCATAGGAATAGACGAAGAATTTATCGCACCAATTAATTCTCAAGTAGCTATAAAAGATAAATTTGATTTAATGTATTTTAAGGATAATAAAATTCATATATTAAAATGGATGTTTAATTACAGATTAAAGCATGAGCACACCTATGCATTAGACTTTTCGGTAATGAACATGGGGTTCTTAAATAAATTTGGTGATAAATTTAATCAGGCAACTTTTGGATATTTTGATTTATTGAATCAAAAATCGGGTTTTAATGAGTTTAATGTAGAAAAAGCTGATGTTGAAGCTGTAAAATATTGGTGCGAATCTCTTATGGCTGAAAAAATATTTCCGTCCAGAAGAGGACTTACGGCATATTGTAAAGTATGTCCCTTTGATAAGCCGTGTAGCAAATGGACATCTTGGAACAAAAAGGAAAAAGCCAATGGCAAAAAAAGAAAAACCTAATATATTAGATGATATTCTTTCCGCAAAAATATCACCACACACAATTAAGGAAGAAGACAAAACTCTGGATCCTTTAATTGATGAAATAAATCTGATTGAGAATGAAGGTATTAAATCGTTTGTCAGATCAATTCTTTATAGGGCAGAAGGTTTTTGGAAAATTCCAGCAAGCTTTTCTGGCAAACATCACGCGCCAGACGAAAGAGGTGTTGGTGGGAATGTCCTTCATACAAAGAGAGCAGTTAGAGTTGGTTTAATTTTAGCTGATTCGTACTCTCTCTCATCGGAAGAAAGAGACTTAATAGTCGCAGCCCTTATACTGCATGATCTAACAAAGGGCGTAAAAGGCGAAGCCTCCGATAACTATCGTTATGACCCGATGCACCCGTATACCGTTGGGCTATTCGTTAAAAAATGCCAAGATCAAGATAGGCAGTACGCATCAGATTCCCAATCTTCTACCCTTTATATAAGCGAGGAGGATACTCAAACGATACTTAGATTAATTAGGTGTCACTTAGGTCCATGGTCCCCCATTCCAGAAACAACTCCGGTTACATATATGGATATGATTGTTCATATCGCCGACAACATTTCCTCCAAGCTTCACCTAGTAGTTGATGGTGAAAACATCAAAGATTCCAGATGGGCTATATGACAGATGCCGTGTCCGACGTTCTTCTAAAGAGATTTACACTCTTAAAAAGAATGGAATATTTTATCGAAGAATCGGTATACTATAGAACTCATTCCGATTCTATTGTGGAGTCTAGAAAAGAAATATTATTAAATAGCAGCAAAGAGATTGGCCAAATTAAAATAGCATGAAAATAAGTAGTGATAGTAACTATCTTAAGGGGTGGGATCTTTACGAGGTTGCAAGATATGTTCCGTCTTTAAAAAGGGTTATAAGAGAAAAAAATAAACTATTAAATGCAAATCAAATAAAAGATTATGCAAAAAAATATGGCAATATTGGAATATACAATTCCGTTTTCGCCTATGACACAGAGGATTTTGATAAAGCTACAAGGCTACGGTCCTCTATATTTCGATTTAGACAGTGAACATTTCGAAGTCGCTCATAAAGAATGTATTTCCCTATATGAATATCTAATCTCTTTTGCACCAAAACATTCGGTATTAGTATATTTTACGGGCAAGAAGGGTTTTCACGTAGAGTGCGAGCCGGTCACTTTTGGCATAAATCCAAGTAACAGCCTACAAAAAGTTTTTAGGTATATAGCAACTGATTTAAAATCAAAACTTTCTTTGTCCAGTATGGATTTTAGCGTATATGATGCTAGAAGAATGTGGCGTACACCAGGATCTATTCATCAAGATACCAAACTTTATAAAACTTTGCTCAACCCGCTTGATGGTGACTCTATGATTTTTTCTGACGAGAATACAATAAAAAAATACTCATCTACATCACAACCCAACGCGGTTGCAGATCAATCTTTTAATTACAAAGCTAATGAATGGTATAGGACTTACATTTATTCTTTTGAAGATAACGAAAAAAGAAAAGATGATCCAATAGAATATTTTAATCAATATGGATCAAGAGCTTTTAAGGATCTTCAACCAACAGAGAAGGTATTTGATCCGCAAAACTTAGTTACAAAATGTACGGCAATACAAAGACTAAAGGATCAATCTGAAAAAGAAAAGTTTCTAGAACATGAAGCTAGGCTTTTTTTATGTTCCATTTTAAGCTACACCGAAGATGCGATTAAATATCTTCACGAAATATTGAGTCACTGTTCTGATTATAATTTTGATAAATCTTCTGCACACATCAATGATTGGGTAAAAAGAAGACAGCTTGGTATAGGCGGCAGACCATACACTTGCGAAAGAGCAAATGCAGTGGGGGTTGGATGCGGTAATTGCAACCTACAGAAAAAAAATAAATGGCAAAAAGTTGGCAATAAATTTATAGAAACAAATGAAAAATCGTTACCATCACCAGTAAGATACGCTTACAAAAGTAGGTCAAAAACATGAGCAATATAAAAGATCCAGATGACGTCATAGGAGTTTGTTCGGAATGCAAATCCGATCAGCCAATGAGCTATATGTACAATAATCCTTTTGCGCAGAATGGTCAACCAGTTCCATGCAAGTACTGCGGTGGTGTTGTTATAATATCATATAGGGAAACAAGAGATTCATCCTTAAATTCGTCAGACAAAGAAAGAGGAATCAATTGAAAAATTGGACAAACCTCCATAATCACACGGTTTTTTCCATGCTAGACGGACACGGTAATATAGAGCAGTATTTAGATAGGGCTAAATCTCTTGGCATGTCTGGGCTGGCAACTACTGATCATGGGAACATACATTCGTGGCTTGATTTCTACGATGCCGCAACTTCTGTTGGGGTAAAGCCAATTCTTCGGAAGCGAGTTTTATCAAGCTAGAAAAACGAGATTTGATAGAGACGAAGAAGAGAGGGCTGGTCCATCTAAGAATGAATGGGAACAAAGAGGCCCTTACCACATAACTATATTGGCAAAAAATAATATTGGCTATCACAATATTATTAAAATGTCTTCTAAATCTTTTTTAGAAGGATACTACGTAAAGCCTAGACTAGATCACGATTTAATTTCTCAATATTCTGAAGGAATTATTGTTTTATCCGGTTGTTTAAATAGTGAAGTCTGTCAAGCGCTTTTGAGAAATGATTACGACTTTGCCCTACAAGCCGCATACAAAATGCAAAGCATAGTGGGTAAAGAAAACTATTTTATTGAAATACAAAATCATGGTATATCGGAGCAGAGAAAGGTTTCCAACAAGCTTGTAGAGATAGCAAAAGCAATTGGGGCTAAGATAATTCCCACTAACGATTGTCACTATGTTCATCAGCACGATGCTAGAGCGCACGACGTTATGTTGTGCGTGGCGACAAACTCAACAATACATACTGAAAATAGATTTTCTTTTTCTGGTGATAATTTTTATCTAAAGTCATATGAAGATATGGAATTATTATTTAACGAAGATTGGCTTAAAAATACTATGTCAGTTTGTGACATGGTTGATGTAAATTTGAAATTTGGCGATATTTATTTTCCAAAGTTTCCCGTTCCGAGTGGAGAATCTTCAGTTGATTATTTTGAAAAATTAGCCTGGGATGGCCTTAAGATTAAGTATGGTCAGCAGCTGCCGCAAAACGTTATAGATAGAGCCAATCATGAGATAAAGGTTGTAAAAGAAATGGGTTTCTCTGAATACTTTCTAGTTGTTTCAGACTTGGTTAGGTGGGCAAAAGTAAATGACATTAGAGTTGGGTGGGGAAGAGGTTCCGCCGCCGGAAGTGTTTTGTCCTATGCTTTTGATATTACAAACTTAGATCCGATAAAATTTGGTCTTTTGTTTGAAAGATTTCTTGTTGAAGGAAGAAAATCAATGCCAGACATTGATCTTGACTTCGACGATAGGCACAGAGACAAGGTAATAGATTACGCTAGATCTAAATATGGTAATGACAAAGTCGCCCATATCTGTACGTTCAATAGAACCGGTGCAAGACAATCAATTAGAGACGCCGCGAGAGCTCTGGGCTACGATTTTAGCGGTGGCGATAGGGTTGCCAAGCTGGTTCCTGCGCCAGTGTTGGGAATTTCAAAATCACTATCGGAATGCATGGAGGTCGCCGATTTTAAGAGTTTATATAACTCTGACGCCGATGCGAAGCAGATAGTCGATGCAGCCTTTGGGCTTGAGGGACTTGTCAGGCAGACTGGAATGCATGCAGCAGGCGTTGTAATATCAAAAGGCCCACTTACAGACTA